AATCGAGCACCAGTATCTGTTGCTCCATATTCTTTAGCTTTATTAAAACCAGCAGTATATTTTTGTCTAAATTTAGGTATATCATCAAAGTTTAACTGTTTAGCTAATTCTTCTTCTGGCTTACCATAATCTTTAAGTGTGCTATCTAAAGAAGTACCAAGAGCATTAAAATCACTTTTAGCTTTACCTAATTTAAGTAAGATACTGTTATAATTTTTTAATATCTTATCTTTTTGTCCATTTAAAATTAAACTACTTTGGTTTAAAGCAGTTTTACCTGAAGTTATATCAAATTTAGTTAATTTAGTTGGGTCAGTATTAAAAGCTAATACTTGTCCAGCAATTAAACCCCTTTTTATTAAAGAAGCATCTTGCTTTTTTGTTTGATAAGCATCATTAGCAGCATTAATATTAACCATAAATTTATTTACACTATTTTGAGCATCTTGTGTTTTAGCTGTACTTTCAATACCTGAACCAGTATCTGTAAATCTAATATTATTTAGAGCACCTACATCGGTAGGTGTATATATATAAGGTAGTTGAGCATTAAATTTCTGATTCATAAAACGTGCAAGAGGACCATAAGCAAGGAGACCTGCTGAACCAGCTGGAGATACTAATATGCCTCCTTTAAGTGCTGCTTGAAACTCTGGAGGATTAGTAGCAGCTTTAGTTGTATTAGTTTTTATAATTTCATCTTTAAAATTATTAAAGTCTTTAGCAGTAGCCTTAGGATTCTTAGCTAAATTAGCTAGTTTTGCTTCTTGTTCTTCAGTAAGAGTCATATCAGATGCTTTAACTGCTAATCTAATAGTTTGTGCTCTAGAAGCACTAAGATCTGCTCCTCCTTTTTCCATACCAAAAGCCATAGAGGTATTTTTATTACCATCATCTGTATATTGAACACTATTATCTAAGTCTTGTATTGCAGAATTAGTAGATGCTTCAGCTGTAGGTTGTAAATTAACACCTCTATCATAGATACTACCTTGTTTAATATAAGATAAATAATCAGGAGCATATTTAGCAACAAAAAAGGCAGGATTATTAATACCCCTAGATTGTGCTATTTTATTTAAAGTATCACGATAAATAGCACCATAAGTAGAAGACTTAGGGTCTTCACCTTTAAGAGCCATAGCTGCATTAGTATCTGCTATTAAATTGGTTCCTTTTAATTGTTCTTCTTCTAATTGAGCTTTTCTAGCCCTTTCAGCCATAGCCTGACGAGTATTAGCCATATCAAGAGCACCTTTTGCAAGGTCTTGCTTTTTATTAGCGTCTGATAGATTCTGTTGAACTAAGTCCTCAAATTTAAGGTATTTTTGAGCTACAGGGTCTAATTTAGTACCACGAGCCATAGCTTCATTAAATGCTTTTGTATCACGTAATCTAAAAGCTTCAGCAGCTTGCATATTAATAGCAGAAGCATCATTTTCACCTTGCCAATCTAATGCTGTTCTATGCTCAATACCTTGCTGTATCTGTGAATCAATATCATTACGAGCATTCTGCATAATATCACTAAGAGTGCTAGCAGAAGTAAATGCACTAGCATTCTGTAAAGCAGATGCTCTAGCTTGGTCAGGTGTCATTCCTTGAGCTAAAGCTGCATTATAAGCTTTAATAGCTTCATTATTAGCACTGCTTTCCATATTACTTCTAATAGTATTAATAGCATTATTAAAAGCATTACCAGCAAAAGTAGAAGCTCTAAGGGCAGCATCTGCATACCCAGAACCATCATTACCTGATGGATTAACTGGATTCCATGTACCTAATAAGTTAGCCATTATAAAGACCTCTCATTAATAATATTATCATAAGCGTGTCTATTACCTGTATTCTGTGTAGCAGCAGACTCATATACCTGAGCCAAATTATTATTATAGGTCTTTCTGCCTGCCTGATAATTACGCTCATTATTCATAACATTATAAGCAAATTGTTGCTTCATCTGATTTAAGTATTGCTTAGCTAACTTATTCTGACTCCAAGCACTATATAATCCACTAATACCTTGAGCTACATTAGCTAATCCTTGTATAGTTCCCATATTTAAACCAGAACCATCAGTACCATTATTAACTTGATTATTCCAGTTACCAGCTATAGGAGTAGCATTAGGTTTACCAAAACCATTATTAATAGCTTCATTATATGAGGTACCTCCTGTAAAAGGTCCGGATATATAATTATTTATATCTGTGGGTGCAGGAGTACTACCAAATAAACTATTACCTATCCAATTATTTAAACTGGATATACCACTAACTAAAGAATTATCTGTTAAACTGTTATAAAACATAAAACACCTATGAATTAAATTATTGCTTGGTCTACTTCTAAGTATCTATCTACATCTATTAGTTCAGTAGTTAAAGCGTCTATAGAGTAGTCCGTATAAGAGATTAAAGCATTATTCCAAGTAGGACCAGAAAGAACACCATCATAGATAGGACTGGTTTGTCTAGTGGTAATAGCATTTACATAATTAGATACATTGAAGTTAGAAGTTTGATTGTATAACTCTGCCATCTTTGAAGATAACAGTTTGTTTTTTTGATTATACTGTTCTTGGTTCTGTTGGTCTAATGAATTAAATTTATTGTATTCATCAGTAAGACTTTTATTCTTAGTATTAAAGTAATCTGCTGTGCCTTTTAATGTAGTAGAAGCTATAGATGCTGCACCTTTAAATGATGATGCATAATCAGATAGACCACTTAGAGTTCCACCTGCATCATAGTAGCAAACTACTAAAGTAATAACTATTTGGAACATGGTTCCTATAAAACTATTACCGAATATAGCTTTAGCTAAAACTTTAGCTAAAAAAGCTACTACAAAAGCTACTAATATCTTACATAAAGCCATTAATACTATATAAGTAGTAGTACCTACTGCTGCACCTACAGCAGCACATATAGCTGCTCCTACTTTAGATGCTGGAGCTGTACCTGAACCCCAAGTTACTATGGATACAATGATAACTATAATAATAACTATAATAGTAACTACAATAGCTAACCATTTCTTATAACCTTTGTAATGGGGTTGTTCAAAATGATAAGATTCAGCAATTAAATAAGTACCTTTAGTTACTAAGTCATTTAACTCTGACATAGGAAAGTTTTCCATCATAGTTAAATCAAATGGAATAATAAATCCTGAATCATCATCAGCAATGCTAGGTTTAAAAGTAACAGATTGATTATTAACTGTTTGAAAGTCTATAACTACATTCTGATATACATTTTGATAACCTAAATAAACAGAACCAGCATTATCATATACAAACTGATTACCAGCAGCCATACCAATCATAAATTTTGGGTCATATTTATAAGTATAGCCTATTACCTCAGGTAGACGACCATAGCTATCAATAGTAGTTCTATTATCTTTATATATAGGCTCACCTTTACTCATACAGTAGTCAAAACTAGCTGCTGTATTAATTAAAGTAGCATCTATAGTAGCAAATAAATTACCTATACCATAATGACCCACTGGATTATAAAGAGTTAAATTATAAACACATATTTCTTGATAAGTTTCATTAGTATCTTGATATCTAAATGCTACTCCGGGACTTGTTAAATAATATGTATGGGTAATTGTTTTAGTATCTTCTACAGTAGCATTAGGGTCACCACCACTACCTGAAGGTTTAGTTACTGTAGTAATAGTATCCTTTTTAACATAAGGTTCAGATGTAACTGCACAAGGTTCTACAAAGTATTGTCCTTTCTTGGCTCCTGCTTGGGCTACACCTTTTACAGACCTAGATACAATACCTGTCCAGCATATACCTCTAGCTACGGTACCACTATATGAATACCATGAAATATAACCATTCAAATCCATTAAATGATTGGATATTACAGTCTGTTGTCTAGGACCATAATTAGTAACTAAAGTAGCTTGTTTTGTATACCATTCATCTTTAATATTCTCAGCAGATAAACCTCTTTGTACTAAGTAATGTTGATATATTTGTTTAAATAATATAAATAAATATTTCTTACCTGATTGGGTTTTATTATTAAGATTAACTCCCCACATCATATAAGCATTAGCTAGTTCTTGTTGATTAGGTGTTTCTTCTATGTTTTTATAAATCATAGAATAAACATCAGTAGAAAAGATATGCTTTAAATAATTAACGCATTGTTTATACTTATTAGAGTTTTTATCTATATAAAGAGAGCTTTCTTTAATAGGAGACCATGGAATAGGAACCATATGGAATGTTAATTGGGATATTGCCCATATCTGTATTATCTTTTCTAAAGCTAAATCAGAACCATCAACTACATAAGATACATTACGCCATATAATATTAGAATCATCTACTGATTCACCATAATTAATATTTAATACAGTATTAGATGCTGGTGTATCAGCTTGTACTGTTACTACTCCTTTAGGGGTAGTAACAGTAGTACCTCTGTTATATACGTATCTAAACATACCAAGAGGTAAAGCATCTGTATCTTCTACTATATTACCATCTTCATCTTCTTTAGTAGGATAGGTAGTCAAACTATATAGAGTAGCTTTATCATAATAATAAAACTCCTCTATATATTTTGGTTCATCCTCATAAATATCATAATTATTGTATTTAAACTTAGGATTATCTATTAAATAAGTAAACTTACCCTTAGTTAAAGATGTCATCTTAGTTCTTAGGGTAAGTTTCTCACCATTACTGAAAGTAACTTCAATTACCCCGGTAGTTTCATCAAAATGTTGAGTGTAAGTATTATTAGAATACAAGTCATGATAAGCACCAAATAAATAACCATCTAAAGCTACTTGTAAAGAATTAGTAGTTACTTGCCATGAATGTATAGAACAGTTACTGTTACTTGTAACATCAGTAAGATAGTTCTGTATAGCAGTACCTATATCTCTCTTGGTTCCAGCGTAAGCGTTGCCTGTATCTGCTCTAAACCCAATAGCATCAGCATAACCTGAGGTTATAGCCCATCTAACACCATTCTTTAATTTAAAAGCTAAAGAACTAAATAAATTAGGAATAAAATAATTAGCATATATAGGCTCATCAGATGTTAATGCCCAATTAGTAGCAGCAGAACCTGCCCATGAAGTATATCTATGGTCAGACATTTCAATACTGCTAGCTGCTGTTGAGAATGCAAATACATCATAATGAGCCATATAAACCTCTTATTTAGGAGTAGAACCATTCAGATTATTAGTATGATTACCTGTAGTAGGCAAACCAGCATTTGCATATACTTGGTCTACTACATTATTAAGTGAAGCATTCTGCATAGAAGGAGGGGCTTCTACAGCATCATTCATGCCTTTAGAAGTAATCCATGCATTAGCAGCTAGGTTAGCTGCATCTATACCTGCCTTCTGCTTAAAGGCAATAATCTGTTGAGATGCTACATCTTTCTGTTTACCTATTTGACCTTTAACAATAGCTCCATCAGTTCTAGTATCTAATGTCTGTGCTCTAGCAGATTCTACCTGTTCTCTTACAAGTTTAATCTGCTCATTAATCATTTGAATCTGAGCACCTATAGAACCAGCAACAGTAGCATTATCTGTTCTGGTTCCAGAAGTTTGAGCCTTCTGTACATTAACTTCTTCACATAATTTATTATATTGAGCAATTAAAGTAATATAAGTCTCATGCAAATTAGATAATTTAAGCTTCTCACCTGCATATTGTGTTTGTGCAGTATAAGCTTGAATCTGAGCTGTTATTAAAGCTATTTTAGATTTAATAATACCAATAGCAACATCAATAGCAGCTAATTGAGCAGTAGTAGTAGAAATATATACTTGGTCTTTTTTAAGTACAAAATCTACAGCTTGCTGTAGAGCCATCTGCATAGCTGCTATATAAGCATTACTATAATCAGCACCTACTATACGTCCTTGACTAAATTCTTTCTCTAAATGTCTAGAAATAGCTGTCATAAAAGTATCAAAAGCACCTGCACCGTCAGGGTCTTTAGTAGTTACTTCTTCAAGAGTAGCAGATACTTTATAGTTAATAATCTTATCTAATAACCCATCAGGAAGTTTAAAATCATCAGGATTAATTTGTAGATTATCTAAATTAAAGTTATCTGATTTAGTGAGGTTATAATAGAGTTTTTCTGATAATTGGTCTGATGACTTATTATCTGTAGTATTAGTATCAGTGAACCAATCTGTAAAGGTAGGTTTCTGCATAAGAGCCTCTTATTAAAAACCCCTATAAGGGGGTAGTTATTAATCAATTCTATTACCCGCTGCTTGTTCTTTAGCAAGCTCATCTAACTGTGACTGTGTTAGTGGGGGTAAAATTTCAATATTAAACTCTGGTAGCTCTTGTGCTCTATCTACATTTGATAAATCATCTTTATCATTAGAAATACCACCAATATTTACATACTTCTTACTCTTTAAGAAGTTATAAATACACATAGGAATATGCCATGATTCAGCAGCTTTACCTCTGAATGGAACATACTTAGTTACTTTACCAATAACAGAGTTAGCTACAGTATAATAATCACCCATTAAATCTCTCTTATTAGGGTCATTATTAGCAATTCTACAACGTACTAGCTTTAGAGCTTCCTCTCTACCATGCTTACGAATACGAGCCTGCTGTAATACAGGATCATCTGTAGGAATGTCATTATTTACTGTAGGTACTTCTTCATGAGATTCCTGTACTGGTTCTGCAGATGCTTCAGCAATTTTCTTCTGTAAAGCTTCTGCACCAATATTAGGTGAATATTTAATACCTAATTCTTTAGCTTGGTTCTTTAATTCATCTAGAGTTAATTCTTCCATTTATAGTCTCCATAAATAAATAAACCCGTGGATTTCACGGGTTTAATATTATCACATTAAATTAGTCTGCTGCTACAGTCTTAATAACTGCAATACGCTCAGGTCTCTTAATTAAAGTACCATACCAGAACTTCATAGATGAGAAGCCAGTCTCACCATAA